ACCCAAAAATCCGAACCGTTTCCGTCAGGATTTGCTGGAATTGTACCGACATACGTATATGTGTTTCTAATCGTTGCATCAGAAGAACTGTGTGCTACACCCTTTGGTGCAACATACACTTTTTTGCTGTAATCATTTTGGAAGTCCATTACTGTATCAGATGCAACCATGTATCCACCGACAGCGTATTCACGGCCTTGAACTCTGTACGGATGCTTGCCATCTGTATTAGAGCCGAAAGAACCATCATGTTTGCCAATGACTGCATCTGTGCTTCCAGACCACCAGTGCATTGACGTAATCGTGATAGGAGCATTTACTGTATCGGATAATTTAATCGGCATGGTGTTAAATCCTGTTTCGATATCCAAATAGACCGCTTTATTATTTGCGTTAAGGGTTTCAATTTTAAGTACTTTTACATCATCTGCATATTTATGAATATTCGCTACTCCACGGTCATTATTTACACCGTTCTTTCCGTCATTGAGCTGACCGTATCCAACTGATACATAAGAGCCAGCGAGAATGTTCTGCGCCTGTGCGTTTGTAACCGGGAAATACGTATGTGCATCAGCAGATTCGATGGAAGCAGAGTATTGGAAACTGTATCCTGTGCATCCTTGGAATAAACTCTGACTATTCTTTGTAGCACCTTTGATGATGTTGAAAAGAATCTGAAATGTATTTCTTTCTGAACCAGCACCTAAATGACCTTTACCCTTTTTCTGATAATTCGTAATCATATTGTTATGACTCTGATTTCTTTCAGGTTTTAATCCAGGCTGACTTCTTAGTAATCCGTCAGAAGCAATACCTGATACATAAGCAGAACCAATACACCACGGAGTAATTGTTCTGTCTGCACGCTTACATTCTGTCCACGGTTTTAATTTATATTTTTCGTTTGGTGTGTCAGAAATCGTTACCAAATCGTACTCTGGATTTGATGCGTCCCAATTCCACCAAAAACTCATCTGCATAGCACCAACATCAACGCTACCTGTTTCTTGATAAGTATCATCATATTCTGTAGCAATCGGATATGCCGTGCCATCATCATTACGCTTGTAATTACAATGTACCCAGTCAAAAAGAGGGTGATTGCCATTCAGATAATCGTCCTTTCCCTCGGTTGTATCAGTGGACGGAACAAATTCCAATCCCGCATTATCTAACAGTTTCTCTCCGCTAGATGTTGGATTGGTTGCGAATTTCCAGATTTTTGTCTGATACACCTTTCCAGTTCTGCGGATATTATAAAAGTCTTTAATGGTTGATGCGTGCGGAGTGTTGTTGTGAATGTCTTTCATTACACTCTTCAAATCAGTGATATCTTCCTTTAGTAAACCAATGTCGGCTTTATTCTTCGCAATCTGCTCGGCATTTTCTCCTGCCGCTCCGCCGGATCCACCGTTCTTAAGCGCTTTCATCGCAATCGCCTGTGTTAAAAAGTCGTTCATTACTGCCATTCACCCCATTTCCCATTCGCTCCAACAAGTGCTATATCCAAGCTTGCCGTAATGCAACTTGATCCGATGCCAATCGGATAATCTCCGCCAAGCCCAGTTACCTGTTCGCAATTTGTTGGGAGCGTGTCCGAAGTTGAATCTGCAATCAAGTGGACTCTTATGGATCCGTCTGGTAATCGTCTTTCTACGTCTAGTACTTTAATCATGCTATCCCCTCCTAATATCCAAATTTCGCAATATTAGTATCATCTGACCAACAGCCGAATGTATCGTTATCGCCGTAAGCTTTGACTTTCACCGTAGCTCCGTCCATTCCGTCCATAAAATCATCCGTGTAATTGGTGCTGTAAAATGCTGTATAGGTCGTATCGTATTCTTTCCACGTTCCGTCAGCTTTTGTGATACGCACTTTGTAGAACGTTGCATTTTCAACTTCTGACCACTTGACTGCCACATAAGCATAATTAAAATACCTTGACTGGCTTTTATAGTACGATGCATATTCCACTGTCGGAGTACCGAGGATGCATTTCTCAATCCAGTTTTTCGCAGCATTGCTGATAGCTTCTTTCAGAGCATCATCTGGCTGAAAAGTAATATCTGGGATTTCGACAGACGGTGGTTTAAGTGGTGGCGTACATGCCGATACCGGTACAGCACTGGAAAGTGCCAGTGTAAGTGCGCAGATGATAGCCGCTAATTTTCTTCTTTTTCTTTTCATATGTTGATTCCTCCTATTCTCCGATTGCGATCCAAGTGTATTCTTTTCCGTTAACCATATTTGTTACTTCTGCTCCATTCTTCGGTGTATATGTTACTTCCCCACCGTTTATAGCGATCGTTCCTGTCGATGTAGATGATGTTTTCAAATATTGGCTGTAACTATTTCCAATTCCTTTCGTCTTTCCATTCTGGTGCAGCAATGCAATGATGCCCGTGTCACTCGTGCTTGTAACCGTCTGCATTATCACTATGCATGATATTGTTTTTAATCCAGTGTCAAACGTAACCGCATTCGCACCTCCTCCCGTGATGGTTCCTTTCATAGTTTTTGCCGACACACTGAGCGTTCCGGTAATATTCACACCATTGCTTGACGTAAATGTTTTTCCAATTCTTACATCTGACGCTTTTGCATCTCCATAAATACTGCCTGCTTCGTCGTACACAATCGTTTTTTTAGCGTCCCCTTTTAACAAGACAGGCTTGTTTGTATCTGCAAGAGAGACTTCAATTGTGTGCTTAAGGACTGGTAGTGTGCTCTGACCATAGCCCGGAATAGTGATTGGTATTGATGATAGTTCTGTTTTTTTGTTGTAGCCTTAATATCATTCTCGCCAGTCAGTGTTCCCTCAATCTTCTTTCCATTGACGTATGCGCTCTTTCCAGATTCGATGCTGTTCGCATCCGCATTCGCATCAGACGTCAATATCCCGATAAAATCCTGTCCTCTTGCTTCCAGTTCTGCCGGCTCGAAGAGTTCTTCTCCCTCGAGTGCATTTCCGGTAGCGAAAGTGGTATGCCACTCTCTTTCCGAGCCTTTTTCCCACACAAACTGCAAATCTGACACTGCCTTTGTGTGAGGTGACTTTTCTTCCGAGCACCCACTCAAAAGTGACGTTATCTCCGGAAACCGTCATGTTCTGTACAGTGTATCTGTCCTTTCCGGACTTCTCACCAGATGCATTCTGCACATTGATATAGACATCTGATTTTGTCAGATTGATGTTGTCTCCAACGATTTTCGGGCATCTGAAATATTTTCTTACGCCCTCATTGTCATTTTCAACACCCAAAAGGTTTTCTCCTGCTGGGATCACAATGCTGCGATCATCTGCGTTGATTTCCAGATATTTAATCTCTACCATAGTCCACCTCCTAATCTACCGGAATAAAGATTCCTCTGATTGTCACACCAGTCCATGATCCGCCATTTTTAAAGGCAGATACATACAATTTATCGCTGTTCTGGCATTTGCCGAAAAATGTTGAGGATAATTTATAGTAGTTGCCGTTTTGTCCCATATCAACTTCGTTTAGTTTGCAAGATACTTCCTGACTGTATTGTTCGCCATTGATGGTCGATACCACATTTAGCGCAAATGCATATGTGATTCCGGCTTTTAACTGACTCAGGTCAAGCGTTGCAGTCTTATAAGAATCCAAGTCTGCTCCCTGTGCGGAAACATTGATAAATATCGTCTCCCTGTTGGACAATGTGCTTTTCACGCTGTCTACTTCGGTGTCGAATTCCGCTGCGGATCTCCGGACCGTAAACAATCTCTTGACATCTGCAATGGTAAGTCCGTTGATCTCAACCTGATACAGTGGCATATCTGCCGTCAGGTCACCGCCCTGAATGTCTCCAGACGTATAAGACGGTACCGCCGGATTGCTTTCGCTCGGTGTGCCTTGAATCACCTTAATCTCTATCGCCTCAACCTTTGAGCTGGTATTCTTGGTGTATCTTGCCACGATAAGGTCAATACGCTTCATTCCTTGTGAGCCATTTGCAATCGTGACAGGATTTGTCGTATTCTTTTTGATCGATGCAGCACAGCCCTGATGGATAAGCACTCCGTCTGTGATCCGGATCTCATTGTTTGAGATAACCACCGCATTAAGCTGCTGTCCGGTCTGCAAGACGCAAGAACCTTTTCCAAAAATACCGATATTGATATCTCTGTCCTGCTCTGCCGTAACATGCGGCTTTCCTGTATACCCTGTAATGATTTCCATCAGCTTTCTCCTTTCAATTTGTACTCAATCTTTTCTTCTCCATCCGTTATCTTCCAGATTTTCTTTCCAATTGGTTTCCGCATATATACTCCTGTCAAATAATCTCGACCGCCTACGATATCTCCAATATCTATCTCGTCTTCCAATGTTTCCAATGTCAGATCGTATTCTATGGAATTCTTCTCTTTCTCCAGCCGTTCCGTTCCACCCTTTAACAGATCCTCATATTCCGAACTTGAACTGTCGTAGATATCTGCAATCTCATCAACGCCTTGGAAGAACTGAGTCTGCCCTATTTTTCCGTTCTGGTCAACGTACAAATGGATTACCAGTCGATCTTTGAGCTCGCCTTTTCCGAGACAAATCATATGATTGATACCGCGCTGATTGTTATCCATCGTAAAGTATAGACCGTTGTCATTTGAAAACTCGCATTCCACCGAACGATCCCTAATCGGAACTGCGCTGATCACAACATATCCTGGCTCTTCTTTTTCTCTTTGAAAAAACTTGATATCCAGTCTGTATCCTACCGACTGCAGCATCTTTTGCAGTCCCTCATAGAGCGTGCAATATCTGTCGAATTGATAGTCTTTTACTTGTACCCCTGTATCTGCATCACTTCCATAAAATAGCCCCGGGAACGCTTCCTTTACTTTTTCTCCCACGATCTCATTAAGTTCACCAGTTGCTGTTGCATAATCCTGTCCAGATTGCGGTTCAATGATCTTTTTCATCATCATTCCACGCCAGGTATATCCTTTCGCCGTAATGGTATTCGTCTTTGTGCTGGTTTTTATTTCCCGGACTATACCACCAAACTCTGTTTCCGGAACATAAAAAAAGCAGCCGTTCTCGACTGTTCCATCCCACTCTGACCTCTTATACTCAATCTCAAAATCATTCGTGGCTTCTTCTCCAATCTCCATATCAAGCGTTGTGTATACAACCCCAAGCTCTTTTCCTTTTGTGTCGGTATATATCAGATCCATTTCGGCGCACCCCTCTCTTTGTAAATGGTCAAATCGAACCCGAAAGTCCTATCCCAGTTAAGGATAAGTTCTCCCGAAGGAATCCATTTAAATACACTGTTTTTCTTCTCTCTCTTTTCAAAAATACTTTGAATCGTTCCATTACTCAGATATTTCATCACTTTCTTTTCACGGCTCCTGATTACAATATATTCTCCTGCTTCTAAGGTATCGTTTACCTGATACGGATAACCATTTACAATA